ACCGTATATTCGCCAGAAGTTCCCTGCCCTATAAGTCTAATTCTTATTTCTGCTATTTTACCTAATAACGGTTGACTTGTCACTATGTCTCCGGCAACATAACTACCAGATAACGATCCCGCCTCAAAGTATATTCGTTGTAAAAAATAATTACCACCACCCAAGACAACAACCTCATAAAAGTCAACGGAAGTTATTTTCACGGTATCGTTTACAGTCGGATTTGATTTACTGACAAATTTAACCATATCCCCGGCACGAAAAACATCAAAACCAGCCACCCCGGAATGCCCAAGTAATATCGCAGATGTAGCCGTAGGAGTCGTATAAAGCCCAGTCGTATATTGTTTAAATGGTTTATAACCGTCTCGACTTGTCAGAGGATGAAAGAATTCATCCAGATCATAAAAATCTAAATATATATCATCGAATATCATTTCTGACTGATATGCCGGATCAAGCTCCCAGGAATATACGGGGATATTTAATGCTTGTCTCAAGTTATGGAATCCGTCCAGCTTTATATTCTCTCCGTCTGGATCAATTATGATTTCGCAAACAACTTGTACTGGATAACGCCTTTGAAGCGGCGTTGTCCAGCTTGCAGGAATGCTCATGCTTGGCTCGAATTCTGATAAAATTTTAGTTCACTAATAATCGTCTCTTTGTCGCCCATGTAATAGTCTTCGATAAATCCGGGAAGTAATAAGCATTGATAATATGCCGTTGGATCAATATAGTATTTATAATAAACCCGGCACATCCCTTCGCTTTGATATATCGCATGAACTTTTGCTTCTGTTGTTGAATAATGATGTTTTATTTGCACTGATATTATTTTGGGGGTTATATCGTGATTGCTTGAAACGTTCACCTTAATCTTGTCTTGCACCGATGGAGCCTGAACATCTGAAACAAAAACCTCAGAACTTACAGCCGGTCGCATTTCAACTGATTGAATTTCGTTGTCATCGAAATCATAATTCGTTGTCCACGTAACCCCCATTGACGCAATTTGTATTCTCAAAACATCCATTATCTAAACCGTCTAAATTGATCCAATGTTTTCACTGAATAGGCCTTTTGTTCTTTTTGGCGTGGCGTTACATGATTATCGGTAAAAGATACCGACGTTAACGGCCCCGGCTCGTTTATAATAATAGCAGGAGTATTTCCTTGATCCCCGCCCAACGCTCCCGGATCGCCAGTTTCCCTGAACGAATCCCATTGAGCCGGGGAGAACATTCCGGCCACATCCGGCTGAATCACCTGTTCACCTTCAAGCAGTTTTGCGGGTACTTCTTTCCGGCCCTTGTAATATCCTAAACCTTCATGAGCGACAATCATGTTCGCCGAATCCAACACCGCTCCGCCTTCGTGGAAAGCCTGAACTATTCCGCCTTCATGATACGATCCGCTTTGTACGTAATTCACGGTAACGGTCACTGTTTTGTTTGGTAGGTTCTTAATGTTATTTGCAAGTATCGCCACATAGTCAAGTGCCGTAAATACACTGTCAATATTAATTGATAGATTCTTTATCGGTATCGCACTCAGCTGTCCCGAAAGACTGCCCACCCGTGACATGGCTGTATCAACAGATGTAAGACCGATCGAAATATTCCTTGTTTTGGCTATATCATTTAAGATTGTCTTCATGTTTTGCATTGCTTCATAAGCTTTCTCGAATGCATTATAATCTAAATTAATAAGCTTATTGTCAGGTACGTCATTAATGGCAAGTTCCAGATTTTCAGCGGATGTTTTTGCGGCAATCAAGCTTGATGCATTAGCCTTCACAGTAACGTTTGGGCTTATTTGTTCGATTTCGTTTTCTATTTGCATAACCCTTGCTTGTGCTGCCGCAATGTCCGCATCTATTGCAATTTTATCCTCAGATGCAGTTTGAAACAATCCTTCAACCTGAACGCCCAGTGCGTTTATTTGATTTTGTGCGTTTTGCGTTTCAAATTCAATGGCCTTTTCTCGGTCAACCTCAAGGCCAAGTTCTCCGTATAGTGTAATCAAATCGTCAAGAGATTTTTTGGCATCTTTATAAGCCTGAGATTCGGGATTAAGTTCCTTTAAATAATCCTGCATCCTGACAATAGCTGCATTTATTTGTTCATCTGCGTCCGTTACGTCCAAGTCAATTTTAAAATACAACAACTGTTCAATGGCCGCCTGTGCGGTTTTCATATCCTGTTCAAATTGGGTGTAATCCTGGAAAATGGCTTTCAGCATTTCACCCCATTCAATGGTCAACTCTTTAGCCTTTCCTGTTATTTCCGAAAGTGCGTTTGCGACATAATTGAAATCGACTTGAAATTCCGTTTGCGATAAATACGCCTGTAAGTCGCGGAGCTGATCCATTTGCCCCATAAGTTCAACCGCCCGCGTCATTGCCTCTGTATCTATATTTATTTTCTGGTCTTGCAGTTCTCCGATTACACCATTTAACAAAAACGCTTCATCGGTCAAAGACTTAATCCGTTCTTCATATTCTTTTGCCGCTTGCTCGGCCTCTCTCTGTACTGCAATCTGTGTTTGATATGGTGATGTCTCACCCAATTCACCATATAGCTTGTCAACCTTATCGCGCACCTGTTCATATTCATAAGAGAGCGGATCAAGCGCACCCATCAGGGCTTCAAGCGACATGATTTGTGCACGTATAGAAGATTCAGATTTTATACCCAAATCAATTAATTGGTTTGCAACATCAACCTGAGAATCCCAATCAAGCGCAAGTAACGCATGATCATACATTGCAACCGCATCAGCATTTCTCCGGAACTGTTCGGCGGCCAGCCTTGCGACGCGCTCCGCTTCTGCCTGTGCTTCCGTAAATGCCCTTGCCTGTTCTTCCGCCTCGGACTGTGCCCTTGCAAGTACTTCGGCTTCCGCCGCTGCCTCAGCCTGTGCCCCGGCAAGTATTTCGGCCTCTCTCGCCGCTAGCGCTTCCGCTTCTGCAAACGCTTTTAACTCTTCCCTGTTTTTATACCACTGCTCTTGCGCGTCTCTTGCCGTTTCATAGACTTCCTGTTGTATGCGTCTCTGCTCTTCTTGTATGGCGGCATAATCAATAAGCAATCCCGCATTAATAAGTATCTGTCTTGCAGTTTCATCAAGCCCAGCAATATATTGTTCCTGCGCTCCAACCAGCCCGGCCATTGTGTAACCCAAAATGACCTGTTGCGCGTTCAGGTCTGCATACGCCTGACTCATCGGATCAAGGCCGGAAAGAATATCTTTGTTTACTAAATACTGTTCATGAAGCATTTGAAGAAATGGAGACTTGTCCCATTCTGTCGAACCATAATAATCCAAAAGCCTTACGGTTTCGTCAATCAAGGTTTCCGTGAATTTCGCCGCGTCCTTAAATAGGGTATCAAACCCGATTGAAGCCACGAACGCGTCAAGCTTTTCTTGGGTTATTTCAATAGCATCAGAAAGACTGGTAAATCCCTCTGACTGTGCAAGCAAGTTCGCAGCCATTTCAGCGCCGTACCTAAAAACCCCGCTTGTCTCAACCTGAAACCCCAGATCAACCCATATATCCCTGTTGTCTTGCAGTACCTCGGAAAGCGTCTTTATCCCACCTTCCAGGTTTTTAATTTCAAGATCAACCGCACGAATCGCCGCTCCGGTTTCTCCGAGAGAATCAATGAAATCGTCAACCGTTTTTATGCCCTTGTCCGTCGTCCCGAACATATCACCAAGTGCAAACGTTAGAAATTGAACAGCACCTAAAACGGGATTAGCAACAAAGGTAAATAGAACACTGACCATTTTACCAAGTGCGCCCTCAGCGCCCAAAACCTGATCGGCAAGCTGGGCCATTGCTATGGCATTTTCTTTCGTAAATGTTGTGCTTTCTTTTTGCGATTCGATAAGATGCGCGTTTTCCATTACGTATTTTTCAACTTCCGGAACTGTCTCAATGAGCGTCCCTAAAAAGTCAAATGTGCTTACCCGCATCTCTGTTGTTACATCTTTTGCACCGCCCATGTTTTCAATGTATTTTTGCAAGGAAGTATCCGTACCTATCTGCAAGTAAAGCCTATTCAACTCATCCATAATTTGTGCAATCGCCCGATCTTCGTTTATGGATTTTGCAACCCTATATAACCCCTCGAATTTATCAATTTGTTCCTGGATAGATCGGTTTGTCTGGACGCCCGCATCTGCAAGAGTTTGATGTATTTCCGCAAGGCGTTCTTGTTCTTCTTTTAGTTTTCTTACAGCGGCCTCAGCCTTTAGGGCTGCTTTTTCGGCTTCGTTAAGTTCCCCAGAATTTGTCATTGCCGCAATAGTATTTTTCCCAAACACTTTTGTCGATTCTTCAATTTCCTCGGTAAGTGCTTTTTGTTTTTCAAGTAGTGCTGTAAGTGCATTATCTCTAACAGTTTGCGCCGCATCACCCATACTGTTAAGCTGGAATGAAAGACCCTGTAAAACAAATCCCAAAATATTCGTGCCGCTTGCAAGCCCTACAATCTTTTCATTTACTCTTTCAAGTTCTTCTCTTAATCCTATTTGACGCAACCGGATTGAAGTTGTTATGTAATCCTCATAATTATCTTTTAGGTTAATAACTTCAATACCTTGTTCTTTTAACTTACCCGTGATTATTTTTGTTATTTTGTCAAATTCTTCTTGTTCCTTTGTCGTTAGGGTTGTTTTTCCTGCAAGCTCTCCATATCTATCCTTTAATTTCAAAAGCTCCAGAGATTCCTCGTTTGTATTTCTGATTCTTTTTAGTTGTTCTTGTGTATGGGCTTCCGCTGCGGCATTAAGCGCCCCCAGCGCGACAACAATCGCCGTGATTGCAATGCCGACCGGCCCAAAGCTCGCCGCCCATAAAGCTTTCATTGCAATTATGGCTTTATATGCTCCGGCTAATCCACCAACCGCCATTATTAAAGTTGTAACAGATTTTGTAATCGCCATAAATGTTTCAGGATGGGTATTAATCCACGTCAACGCGTCGGTCAAAGTCGGAAGGATTTTACTGCCCAGTTCGATAAAGGCAACATTCAGTTGGTTTTTCATTAACTCGACTTGCGCCTTCATCGTAGCTTGCTGAATCTCAAACGCCTCATTTGCAAGGCCGGTAGCGTTATACATCGCCATCGTCTTGCTTGCGAAGTCTTCGGCCTGCGCGCCGGTCAATGCAAGAAAGCCAACCATTGCCTCCTTACGACCAAGAAGCGATCCAATTTCAAGCCCATAATCTTCGGTATAATTTTTTAGTGCGTTCATCGCACCCGAAAGCGACCTAAATTTTTCAACTAGCTCACGACCGCTTGATACACCCAGGGCTTCAAAGGCTGTTGCGAGGTTTGCAGTGGGTTCCTTTGCAAGCATTACCATAATACCTTCAAGCTGGGTCATCGCTTCGGCAGTGTTTCCAGTAGGCCCGGCTAACGTTGCGGCTGCGCCTGCAAGCTCCTCAAGGCTAATTCCAAGAGTTGACGCAATTGGAACAGCGCCGCCCATCGTAGCTGCAAGTTCGGCCATCGTTGTTTGGCCAAGTTTAATAGTTTGAAAAACAATATCCGAAATCTTGTCTATCTCACTCCACTCATAACCGTAACCCTTGATAATGGAACTAAACAAAGTAAAGGTGCTCGACACATCTGCAACGCCCCCGACCGCAGCTTTTGTAGAAACCTCAAGAACGTTCATTGCTTCGCTTGCCGGAACGGTTGCGGAAACAACCTGATATAAAGCACCAGCGAGTTCATCGGCAGATTTCGGCATTCTTGTAGAAAGTTCAAGAATAGACGCGTTCAGGGAATCAAATTCTTTTGATTCTTTTCCAAGAAGCGTGTGAACGTCCGCCATTTTTGATTCAAACTTGGTAGCCGCGATAACCGCACCAGTAAACGCCGCCGCGCCTGCAAGAACCGCCGCGTTTAACGCTGCGCTTTGTAGGGCTGCCGTTTTTTGTACCTGTGCGTCTACGCCTTGAAGCTTTCGCATAAAAGCCGCATCGCCTTCAAGTCCGATATGAACCAGAATGTCGCGTCCGCCGCCGCCCGTCAATCCTAACATCAGTTCATCACCCTAATGGTTTTTGTTCCGCCCTTGCCGTCCGGGATGACCATTACTTTTCCTTCTTGCCTTTCTTTTGCTCTTATAAATATTTGTTTAATTGGCTTTATAAAGTTTTTTCTCTTCTTCAAATTTATAAGTCCATATAAAGCGTTTATAATTCTTATGGCCGGGGCTTCAAAGAGCGGTCTTAACAGTTCCGGTAGCCACTCCATAAAGTACTGCATTTCCCCCTTTTCCCTTAACGCCGCGAGCATCAAAGCTCTTCTGTACGGATTTTCAAGGCTTGATTTCAAGGCCGGATCAAATGGGAAAAGCCCGTATCTTTTAGCGATGGCATCTGTTATGATCCATTCGTTTAGTTCTCCGGCCTCAATTAGTTTTTTACTGCGGTTTCAATGTCTTTCGCTTTTATAAATAATTCCGTATACTTTCCCGCGAGCAGAATCCACAGGTCGTTATCCTCTTTTATAATTTCCTGCATTTCAAGCTTCTGTTCTTCGGTCTTCAGAAAAGGCGTCCCATCAGGGTTTTTCAGAAACCCCGGAATCACTTCTTGAATCGTCCGGAGCCTGCTATACTTTTTCGCCATCTGATCCGCAAGGTTTTTCGGCTTCTGGTCTTTTAAAATCTTCAGAGTGTCCGCGTCATCCTTGAACCTGTCAAGTTCTGCCTCAAAATCAATTTCGTTTACAGGCTTTTTATCAAGCCCTTTTTCCTGATATTCTGAATAATAAATCTGATAAATCCTGTCCTGGGTTTCGGCGATAGCAAGCCGGTCGCCAACGGTCAAAATAACCGGAATTTTGTGGCCCTCGATAGGGATTTCAAACGTTACTTTAAGTTGCTTTTTCGCGTGAGCATTTTTAAGCAAGGTAAATCCGTCCATTATTTACTCCTTTGCCATTTCAAGCATTTTGAATTTCTTTTTTTTATACTCCGTCGAAAAACAAGTTTTTGATTGATTCGACGGGATAACGTCAAACGTTTTCTGACTGCCGTCTTCAAATTCGCAGGTTAAAAAAAACCGGGCCGGAAGTCTCGACTTTTCTGGGTATACGGCGAGGATCACCCGCCGTCCGTTCTCCTGTATTTCGAGATACCGGCCAGGCTCACAACCACAAAGGGAGAAAACTCCCATCTCGTGACAATCTCGTGTAATATATTCATATTTCATATTTGCCTCCATTTTTAGGCGGTCGCCGCAGCGTATAGAACCTGAATAACCGTTCCGGCCGCCGGGGCTGTCGCAGCAGTCAGGGTCGTCGTGACGTTGGAATATCCCGTCCGCTGCAAGGTTCCGGTCGAATCACCGGAAGCTTTCTCCTTGATATAAACGAAATTGTCATAATCCCAATACCTTCGGTTCGATGCATCTACAAGGTCAATCGGAGTTTGAGACAGCGTAAAGTCTGTCGTCGATCCGTCGCCCGTGAACTGGTCGTAAACCATATACGCACCGCCGCAAAGCGGAAACGGCTCACGCCGAGAGTAGAACGGCAGCGCCCATTCAGAATCGTCCATCGGGTTGTCCCATGCATACCCAAGAAGGATAGCGTCCGGGAAAACCTGGCTGAATAAATGCGTTACATTGTCCGCTGCCCTTGCGATACACTCAAAAGTACATACCGGCATATCACTCTCATTGAAATACGGAAGAGATGCATACCCGCCGGAGTTTACCCAGGTGATCCCAAGAAGCTCGGCAAGCTCATCAAAGCCCGCGCCCCTTAAGAATGTAATCTGCCCGGAAACCTTCGGGTCGCGCCGGGTTTCAAGGGCTTCGTCGCCGCCGCCTTGCTGAAACACGGATCGCGTCGCGCCCCATTCAACAGGCCCCCAACTTACAGATTGTACACCGTCAAGATTGACCGGAATAGTCGGAGCGGCCACCGCCGCCTCGCACAAATGAGCACGGGTTAGCGTATAGCGACCTTGCTGAATGTCGTTCTCTGCTGGTTTGCCTAATTGATCAGTTAAAGCCATTGTTACCTCCTAATATCTTATGGCTAACGTTACCTCGCACCGGAAATCCTTCGGCCCTTCCGAAAGATCGCGCGGCCCTATCGCCTCAATCACATAAGCCCCCCGTGCCGTGAGGGTTGTGTTTGAGTATGTATCATTTCCCAAAGTTATGTCGAACTTCTTCGATTGTAAAGACTTTGGGTTATTACACAAATCCAATATATGGCCTGTCATTATGTTCACTTCTTCGATTCCGCCGTGATCTCTATGATCCCAGCATCCAACGATAACTTCAAAGTTCCCGCGCCCGCGACCACCGGCCATATAAACCCTTGAAATCAGCGTCGGGGAATTGATATAAATAAACGGCTTGGTCGCAAGTTCAAAATATTCTACCTGCGGATAACCCCTAATCACGTCCCAGCTTGTCCACGGAGCGGTATCTGTCGCGTACTTTTTAAATACCGCATACAGAAGGCTTTGCAGATCGTCTATTTCGTAGCCGTCTCTCATTGCCCTACCGCCCGGATCGCTTTTATAATATTATATCTCATTCGGTTTTCAATCGCCGTTCTGCGTTCGTTAACCGCGTCGGTTAAAAATCTTCTTGGCAATAGTTTCCGCGTTCCCCAGTGAACGTATTTATTATAGCTTGCTATATTTTCATCCGAAAAAAGCGATACAATGTACTTGCTAATTTTCTTTCTTTTCATAGATCGCCGCAAAGTGCTTGTGATCACTCGAACCGGCAATTTTCCGGGGATATAAATATTCCCTAAAAGATTATCGTTTACTTTTTTATGAAGTTCATCCGAAGACTTCTGAACGACCACTGGAATAGTTTTTGTCAATTCTCTTAGAATAGCGTTCCTTTTACGCTGCCAGCCGAATGTGTCAACGCCTTGCATCACGCAGATCTTTTGAGTAATATCATCTGCCCAATATTATTAGTAATATCTAAATTGTAAACCTTCCTGATTCGATATTTATTTCCGTCGTAAGTCAGTGGATCTTCCCATTCAACAAAAGTTGTCATATCCAAAAACCCGCCCGCCGTTGTGTTAAGTGTTCCAACCATAATTAGATCTGTGTTTGATGTTTCCCCGATTTCGTTTTTAATGACGTCCGGTAGGGTTGAATGCACCGCTGCCGGTGAATAAAAAAAAGCTTTTACTTCGATCTTTTCCGTTATCCTATTTATCTTCCCCGTTCCTAAACAAGTCGCAGCTGTAGGATTTAATCTATGCCACTCCGCCGAATACGCATTTTGCCCGCGATATGAGAAACACGGACACGCTGTTCCGGTTACGCTTGAAATACTTGCCGCCGTACCGTATCTTTTAATTTTCCCAAGAAATACATCCTGCCTGCTCATATCAATATATCCGTGTCCATTACATAATTATCTATATAATCCGATCCGCCTACAACGTGACTTGTGAGTTCGTGTTTGACAAAATCAAGCAGTTCAAAGATTGCATTTATTTCATCTTCATAATCATCTTTCAATGCCTTTATATCGCCGGATTTTATCCTTATAGGACCAACCTGGAAATCATCAGTCTTTCTCGTAACTACTTTCATCGCAACGAAAATCACCTTTGCGGCTTTTAGCATTGCAATCTGTTCGTCTGAAAGATCGGCCTCCGCCGTGCTGTTGATTTCTAAAATCTTTGTCATCCAAGCATCGGCGAAAGGAATAAACGTAACCGTATCCAAATCGTCATCTGTTAATTCAACCGAATCAAGCGCAAGCCGCGCCCGGACATCGTCAGCCTCGATTTCTAAGGACATCACAACCCCTGCAAGTAAGCCGTACCCCTGAACGTAGCGGTTTCAACGGAATCCGCACCCGTGACAATCGCACGCATCCTGAAATATCTGGCGGTCATATCGTATGGCATCGCCACAATTTTTGACCCGTCAGCTGTAAAAGAAAAATTGCTGATCGGCGAATCCGATCCCGTACTATCATGTAAATAAATAGCAATCCATTCCGTCCCGTCATGAACCCAGAAAGTAACTACCGCCGAGACCGTTCCCGTAGTATCCGCTTCATCGTAAACGACCGAAAAAGAAGCCTTGTGAAAATTGCCGATATAAAGCGAATCGGAATAAACCGTGTCCGGGGTGGTCGTTGACGTTGTTACCCAGAAATCATTCTTCACAAATCTTCGTTGTGAAAACAAGGTCGCCGGGAAAACGAGAAACAGGATAATCCATTTTTTCATGGCAAGTCCTTTAAAATGGGGCGGGATCGCCCGCCCCTTTAGTTACTGTGCGAGCCTGCTAATTATTTGGAATTGCGTTCCATCGTAAACAACCTTAATAATCTGGCCTGCAATCACGTCGCCGGTTGCCAGTGCCGTCGAAACAGCCGCAGAAGCCGCTTTTGTTACGTTCTTTGCTCCAAGCGCATTGATTTGTAGCGTTGCACCATCGGTATTTTCGACTGCTATCTTCAGGGTTAACTCAAGCCCGGTTATATAGGCTGTAATTTCCTGGGCCTCGAAACCCCAGTTATCGTTAGATGTAGATGTATCGGCATAAAAATTGTGACTTGCGATAAATGCCTTGCGGATCGCCGCGCTATCAAGATCGGCCGCAAGAGTAATGTCTGCGGTTGCCGCCGTGATCTTCCCTGCAACGGTTGCATCACTCCCCGACAAATAAAGCGGGGTTGTTTGCGATCCAGCCGTTATGACTTTAAAATTGATCCGCCCGTCTTCGGTCGCGTCCGTTTCGTCCAGCACCACGGCTTCAATAGTTACATAATTGATAGCCTCCGCCGAATCATTATAAGCCGTGAAATGAATTTTGAAATTATCATTCACCGCCACATCCGGCGTATCTTTTGCAGACACAATGAACAGCTCTCCGAGAATAGTACTGTCCGCGTTAAAGGTAAGCGAAAATTTACCCTCTCTTTCGTTTTCCAGAGCCGCGTCATTGTCGAACGTGATTGTTCCGATATAGGTGAAATCCTTCTCACCGTTCTCGATCCAATCCAGCCAGAGATACGCGTTCCCAAAACTTCGCGGTTTGGAAGCCTGACCAAAGATAAGCGCGGGGATCAATGCCAGAAATACTAAGAGTTTCTTCATTGTTTAACCTCCGCTTTTTCTTCTTCTTCCTGTTCTTTCAAATCGACCTCGACAGGAGCGAATGATAAGATTTTTTCCTGTACGATTTTATGCTGCCAAAAATGCGTATCCGGGACTTCAAAGACGGTCTTCCTTAAAACATCTTTTTCCGTCGCATAAAATACAAATACGTTTGCATCCTCATACAGGGTTACGGGTCGATTCGCAGTTACGGGTATAGACGGCCCCGAAAACGGAGCCGCCCTTTTCCGTGTTTTTTCCTTTGCCATTACGCGTTTGTCCAGAGACAGACAGCTTCTTTATCAAACACCGAATAACCGACCGCTTGAGAAATCACGGTCTGGTTGATCTGGCGGGAAATGATTTTGTCCGTCTCAACCATGATGTCACCCGTGTTAACTTCTTCAAGCGCATACCGGCTGTCGATACCCAGGATGCTCGTGGCGGACAGCGCCGTTGCGTCATCCCATTCGAACCATTTCGGGGGAACCAGCGGCATAAACGCAAATTGATTCTGCGGATTAGAAAACTGAGAGACGGTCACGAGATATTTGACCATATCCGCTTTCCGCATAATCAGCGTGTCGATCTTGTACGGCATATCCAGCTTGGTAAACATCTCGAACAATTTGTCAGTGTTCGTGATAACGCCATTCCCGGTCTTACCCGGCGTGTTGCTGTTTCCGTCGCCATTGACAAGAACGTACAGGGCTTCATTGGTCTTATCAATCTCGATCTGCATTCCGATTTTCTGGAGCGCAGCCGCGAAGACGGGGAGCCGCTGTTGTGCAATCGTCTCGTAAGGTACTTCAAGCAGCCGTCCGAATTTCGGGATATTGATCGACTGTTTGGACATACTCATCCGGGTCTTCGGAAATTCTCCGCCCGGAGACGTTTTCCTGAGCTGTCTTTCGGTTTCAGTGGATTCAAGATACAGCTTGTGATAATTGCTGGACGTAATTGTATTAACCATCATCACGAGATTCTGCGTCAGTCCCGCTTTAAGCTGTCCCATGCAGACCTGGGATTTCCAATACTCCGGGAAGATTACAGACGTGTCTGAAAAATCGAAGAATTTACTCACGGTGTCGTGACGCGGATTGATCCCGGCCGCCTTCATATACTCTTCAACAGCGGTCATCGGAGAATTGGGATCGCTCATTCTTTTTTTGACAATTTCGAGCAACGTCATCCCGGCATAAGGACTGGCCTGTCCGACCTGTTCGGTTTTAATGTCCTCGAAATAGGACGTAACAGACTTGCCTTTACTTTCGGCGATGCCGTGAACGTCTGCCGTGATTTCGCCTTGCGGATGCCATTTCAGATTGGCGGCCGCTCCAGATTTTACTTTAACCAGCATTGTGGCCTCCTTTAGATTAAGACATCCACGGTTGTGTCCGCAGTATTAACCGCAAGCACCCGACCAATACAAACCTTTGTCGTAGTAGATGCTTTTACGGCGGTTGCCGAAGTTTGAACAATCGAATTGCCGAGCGACGCGGTTCCGCTGAAAGTCTTTACCATGTGCGCCGGACGCGTCAAACCGTCAGCATCGGGATAGGCAATTGCCTCGATAGTAATACTATAAGTATCCGCCGTTTTCCTGTAATCGTAAATCACGGCCTGAATCGCGGCATTATCAGACGCGGTTGTCAGTTCATAGTTCGCGCCTGTGCTATACTGCACATTCATTCCCGTGACTTCCGTTCCTGCGGCAATCGCCGCATCAATCGCGGCTTTTAAAATAGAATCGGGTACGCACCCACCGATCATTACGCCGGTTCCGATGTCGCCCGCACCTGCAGATCTTAAAGCCATTTCGACCTCCTAGTTGAAAATATTAAAATCAGATTCTTGAACAGCCGTGCCGAACGGAATCTTTTCCGTTTTCTCTTTAAGCTGTCCGGGCTGGACGTTTCGCGCATCGTAAATCTGTTCGTATTCTTTCGCCTTTTCCTCTAACGCCGGATAGGGCATTTCGCCGAGCTCTTTACGTTTTGCGTCAGCGTCCTCATTCTTAATCAGCCCCAGAAGCGCGCCGAATTTAATGGCCTTTTCGATCATCTCATCGTGTCTTGCTTCCGCCTGGGCTTTAATTATTTCGGCCTGACCGGCATCAAAACTATCACCAAAAACTGCCTTGATCGCATCGAGGGCTTCTTTATCTTTGGACAGCTCCTCAACCTGTGCTTTCGCACTATTAAGTTCGGTTTCAAGTTCTGCTTTTTGTCCGATCAGCGCCTCTACTTTCGGCTCGACTTCTTTCTCAATAATCGTTAGGTCATTCCCTTCGATTTCAAGATTAATGTCGAGAGACTTGGAAGTGTATTTCATAGCCTTTACCTCTCGGTTTGTAAGTTCCTGTTTCCCGGATCTCTCCGGCTTTCCCTCCGGCACAAGGGAAAAACTTTTTCTTGCTTGAGCGCCATACTGAGCGCCAAGCCAAACAATGGAGCCTTCGAACGCTTCACCGGCTCCACGATATACGTAATATTTTAAATCACCGTCCGCGTCCGTAACCGCTTCTCGGCGTTCTGCGCGAAACCGGATAGACATATCTTTAGCAATGCCCGCGTCAATATCTCTTGCAAGCGGGTTGTCCTTCAACATGTAAAAGGCAGTGTCAAGTACGTAAAACCCGCCATCATCCGTCTCGACTTCCGATAAAAGCCCATCGAAATCTTTGTAAGGATAAGACCCGACAAGCTGGGCCATTTCCTCGCGGGAAACCTTCCTAATTTTAGCGCTGAAGAACCTACCCTGTCCGGGGTTATTATACCCGCCCGATCCCTCATGGCCTAAAAGCATCGGCTTGTCAATAAGGGTATTCGCAAAGCCCTTCATCGTCACGGACGAAAATCTTTCAGTGTCACGGTCGATGAAGTTATTCGCAAGTACCGGGTGATAGACTTTAATATCATCAACGGTAAATTCATCAGGATTGATCATTAAAGACTTGATCTTTTCCCATTCGGCCTTAGTCGGATTCCCGGCACTAGCCTTGATTCCGTATAGTGTTTTAACGATAGATTTCGTTTGATCGAATTTCATGACACCGCCCTCGATATTTTTCTCAAACCACGCCCGGCACTCATCTTCATTCTTAAATTTTACCAATTTGAAATATGCAACGCCATCGTAAATCATTACATCGTCGGACGTAAAAATAATGGCATCGTGAACGGTAAACTGGAAGTTCCTTTTGCTCTTGCGAATGAAATCCATAGTCGCCTCCAGATAATAAAAAAAGGCCGCCAGGTATTGCTACCTGCGGCCTTCTCTAAGAGGCTCTATCCCCCTTTAAATTTCAGGGGATGCTTGCTAATCGCTTATATTCTGCCTTAGTGTACTAAATCAATTTTTAAATGTCAAGCACTTTTTTATAAATTTAGTTTTCAGTACTTAATATATTCTTAATTTTCCCGATAATATCCCATCTTTGAATATCCTTAAAAAACTTAAACCGCGTTTTACTTGAACACCGGGGGCACTGTATTTCGATAATCACTCCCGATGCCTCCGCAAGGCGTTTATTACATCTATCGCAATGTAAACCGTCATTCATCCACTTCGTCCTTACCGAACCTGCGCCGTTTCTTAGGCTGGTCTTCATCTGTCTTTACTTCGACTAATTCCGCAAAAGTATTTTCAGGCTTGAACCTGTTCGTTTGAACTTCTCCCCGTGTAACCTTTTTACTGCACATAGGACACACGGGATAATCAGGAATATTCCCTGCCTTCGCGTCACGTACTGAATACTTTATGATCGCGCCGCACTGTTTGCATTTGCGTTCATTGCTTTTCAACTTCCGTTCCATCTTTGCCTCCGGTTTCTTGTGATTTACGGTATTCGTTTGCATAGACAACACATATTAAACACGCTAATTTAATTGCATCTTCTTCACTTCTTGTTTTACGGATGCTTGAATATAGCGCAAATAATATTCCGCCGAACATTTTTCCGGCGTTTATTGACTGGTCACTATCATTTGCCGCGAGAATTCGGTACATCTCAACCAGTGGGTCATTTTCCATAGTTTTCCCCTATTATATGTTCGATCTGTTCGTCGCTCATTTGATGTCCGTACCAGATAGGGTCATCAAAATTTATCGGCCTTTTCCGACCATATCCAAACGGCCACGGAACAAGCGAATCGGAAAATATTTGATGAAAAACCGTCTCGAATATCGGCATGCCCGAATTATCTTTTATGCCCGATTCGTTCATCCTTGTTATCGCCTCGACAAGATACGACTTTTTCACAAAGACGCACGACATCTCAGCCCATCCGGTCATGTACGAAAACTCGCCGTATCCGTACGATATTTTAGGCGAATTTGTCAGTGCCCAGTTTATAAGCCCTGGAATGCCGGTCACAAGACAATCCTGTTCAATGTATAGGAAATGATTCCCTTGCAAGAAAGCATATTGCATTCCCACAATAAACGAAGCCGCCCAATCGTGGCGGAATGGCAAATCTTTAAAGTGGATTGCCGCATGAACAATATTGTCGAACCCTTTAGCGTCCGGCATGAAATCTGAAAAACTTTCATATAAAAAGAAATCTGCCCTCGTCTGTCGCTTGTGATAGGCAAGCCATTTCCGCATCCAGTCGTACTTATAAACCAGATGGCCCCTAACTATGCTTTGCGGCCTGTCCTTATTTACGCACCAGCCGGTTGCGATGGTAAGATTAGAAGTCACCGAACTTTTCCCCGGATTATCTTGTCTATGATCGCCGGATCACCGGTTGTTCTTACCCGGTTCTGCTGCTGGATCAAAATGTCAAGCCGCTGGCAAATCGCCGCAAGGTTGTGACATATTGCCCATGCCGGATCGCTTAACATGGCCCTTTTTTCTTCTTCCGGCATGTCATCCGGCGGACGTATCACAACGGGCTGTAGCAATTCGTTCATTCTTTGACCTCCCACCATACACCTCCTAATCTTTCAATGTTTAACCCCATATCGTTTATCGCCCTTTCAACGCCGGGGAATTGCTTTGTAAGGTCATCACCGACAACCTGCGAATCTGGAAGGCATTTCTTAATTGCCCGTAAATCCGCAAGCACGTCAAGATATTGATGCGAACCATCAATATAAACAACCTCCGGAGTAATCCCAAGCTCGGACACTAAATGAACGCCCAGGATACCCTCCATTTCAAGCATAATAATTCTATCCCTATATTCCCAACACGAAGCCTGAAACCGTTCTTTTAAGCCATCAAGCCGATATTCATTTTTAAGTTCTTCCGACCCCTTCCATGTGTCGACACAAATAATCTCCGCGTTTGGGGCAATATCAAGCATCCACCTTGCGGACTTTCCAAGCCATGACCCAATTTCAAGGATAACCCGCGTTTTGTCATTTAAAAACTTTCCGAGTACATGCGCGTTATAATCCCCAAACCAGCCGTGATCATCAAAATCATATCCCGGCTTTTCTTTAGGCCAATGTGAATATTCCCTTAGCTTGTCAAGGGTTACATCCATACTGCATACCTCGCGTATAAAATCATCCTAAAAAGAAATCCAGCCAGAAACAGAACAAGCAAAAATACGCTCCAGATAAACTTAAGAATTTCTTTCATAGATGCCTCCGATACAATCCTTTAATCTGTTTAATATTTCCGCGTGCCTTGATTCTGTTAATGCTGTATAAAGTTTCCCTGTCTTCGGAAACCACCGCGTCCCGTTGAAGTCCCATGCAAATATTTTCGCTCCCGCCGCGGCCGCAACATGGACAAGTCCCGAATCACGCCCTACGTAAAGTTCCGATCGCTGACAAAGATAGGCAATCTCAGAAAGTGTAAGTACGCCCCGCAAATCGCAAACCTGCGGAGAAGTAACCTGAACCGTTTTTTCATCATTCCCGACAATCACGACATTCTTTCCCGCCCGGATTAAAGTCTCAATAACTTGCAAACCCAGCTCTGGCATTACGTTCTTCTGCGGGGCTTTCTCAATATATCTTAAGTTCAAAACAACAAACAGATCAAACGGCAGGTTAACAGACTTAAATTCAATGTCAAGCTTCGGGTATATCCCTGCCTTTGCGTATTCACAAACTTCATTCATTAGTCTATAGTAAACGATGCAGGAGTTTATATATCCTTTCATTTCTTCTTTATAAAATTCGTTCTGGAAGAACTTGCCGGGATTATGCTTCTTTATCGCCTCGACGTGGTTATCCGATTCCTTTAAATATATCACTGTTTCTTCGGGATTGTCTTTTTCGTATTGCTCCCTAATTACGTTAAAAAGTATATTGTCTCCAAGTCCCGGTCCACACGCTGCGAATATGGTTACCTTATTTTTAGGCTTTGGGTATGCCTTATCAAAGATAACCGTCCAACATAAAAGGCAATGCCCGTTTGTGATTTCAGCGATATTGTCATGTGTCGAATGACTGACAGTCCAGCCGCATTTCTTACAGGTAAATGTCATTTTCCATTCTTAATTAAGACGACGAAACAAACGCTTATTAAAAATAAAAAACCATCCGTTCTTAAGTTTGAATTTAGGCCCACAAAAGTATACATCAATAAAAATACCTCAAGGAATTTCTTAACTATTAGCTTCATTGTAAGCCCCGATTTAGTGAAAATCACTTAACAATGATGAACCTTAAAACGCCGTATAAAAATATAGAAAGGGGAACAGCAACAATCAAAATGCCGAACAATAAAAACAGGGCTTTAGTCAAATCGGGGTCATCCCCTAAAAATTTCGTCGTTATTTTCAGCTTCATTATAATCTCACGAAAAAAGATTCCAAAATACAATTACAACCACACACCCAAAAATAAAACTCAAAATACTATACACAAAAGTGATCAATGGACAAGTAAAAAATATAACAACCAATAAAAATACAACGATGGCCAGCAAAACATAAACTGGATCAAAGACCACATTGAAAAATTTTTGTTATTTTCGATTTCATAATAACCCCCGATTTATTAAATGTTATTTGCTCACCATTTCTTTAATTGTCTCAACCAAAAGGGAAGCGTTTTCATCGTCCGTTTTTTCCAGTCGGCATAGATAACAGGAATTTTATTCACCCTGCTGAAATTAATCTTCATAATTGTTTTCATCCCGTTAAAGGATTCAATCTTGTCCCGCGCCACGTCGCAACTTCATCTTCGGTCGGCCTTACCTCGTACGGGCTTTCCCTATCCCATTTCCTATTTACTGGCCCGTCCGTAAAATATAATAGCATTCTAATGCACTGACAATTCGAATGCGTATCATATCCAGGACGCGGCCCTTCGTTTACTCGCCACGTCTGTCCGTCTAATGCGTCGCAAATATAGCAGGGTTCTTTCCCGGCTGACCATTCCTCGAAATTAAACTCTTCTTCGTGGGCTAGCGCCGTGAATGCCGATTCATAGGCAAAAACTGACTCTGTCCTTGCAAGCCGGAGCCAATACCATGCCTTCCCTTCACCCGTGATTTTATGCAGTCTCCGCGCAACCTCTCGCGGCCCCAAGCCCATACTTGCCATATGCTGTAATTCCGCCCGAACAATTCCCATATTCTCAATCGCTAACGCCGTTTTAATCCTCTGCCCGCCTTCAAGGATTACCTGTTTTAAATATACGTTCTCGGCTGTTACTTGAACGGCGCTTGTTCTTAACGGTTCAAAGCCTTCAGGGGCACGGGCTGAAAGGTTCATCAAAGTTCTGGTCAATCCAATTGCAAAGGCGTTCACTTGTGCGCGACCGTACAAAGAATTAGGATCGAAACCTACCCCGACAATATCATCAAGCCATTGAGAAATGATCTGAACAAGCGCAAAATCTTTCGCCGTGTTGTAAGTAAACCCTTCAAGCGACTTTGCCTTTTCAAATCTTCGCGTTTCCTCAATTCCCGGCAAATCCAAAACTTCAAGCATCTTGATTTCGTACTTTGTGACCAGATCCATGAAATCATTAAACAGTGAAATTATGTGCTTCTGCATCTCCGGATAACGATGGGACTTTCTCGCCAGCCGCATTTCATTGATAATATTCTTTTGGCAGTCGCAAGATTTACAAAAGACTTCACTCTCAGGAATGATAAGCCCGCGCTTTATTGACATCATCCGGGAGATGGTCATCCTGTCTCCCTAAACGTTTTATTGCTCAATCGCTCAACCCCTTTCTGTAGCTCATCAACTTCATCGTCCGCTCTGCTTCTATGTCCTGTACCCTTCTTGCAAGCCATCCATTTGCGCCCTTGATATTCTTAACCCCGATCCTTTCAAGATAATCCTCAACCTCTTGTTCATTTGTATAGACTCCCCATTCGATCAGATTGGCAAGAGATTCAAGCTCTATTTTTAGCGCCTGTGCGTTATTCCGCCTTGATTCCGATTGAATCTTTTCGTCTCTCAGGCTTACCCCTTCCCATTCCCAATTCCACCTTGCACCAGCGTTGCCGGTTAGAATAAGCTGTGTTCCAAATATCTTTTCAATCGTCGGATCGAACATATCCCGATACCATTCTATATCAGCTGTCACCATATCCGATTCTTGCTGTGATAACGTCGAACTCATCCCTTCAGGTTTTCTTATTGACAGCATCCACGCCGGAAGGCTGACCGCCGCGCATATTTGATCAATGATTAAATCCATCGGATATTCAAACGACGGCAATTCACTTTCCGCGCCTAACATCTTTATCTCAAGCGTCTGGCCTTCACCTAAGGGCTGGACAATATCACCCGTCTCACCGTCCGCCCGCATCTTCATAACCGACTTTAAGTCCGCCGCAAAGTTCGCCGCGATCTTATTTGCAACGGCCTGTTCTCGCGGGTTCTTCGATTTAATGATAACCACGAACGACGGATCACCCACCCGCCAGACGGCGTTCCTGAATGAATATTGCATTTTCATAAACATGTCACGAATAAACGGCAGGCTGTACATCGGGCTGAATCCCTCCGGCCTGCCTTCTCTTGTGTCTAACGCTAAGTAGTGTATCAAATCCGGGTTGTCAAACTCCCGGCCTTGCAAAGTCTCATCAGCATTCCCTAAAACGACCTCGCCGGTTTCACGCTTAACTAACGCCAGGTTCTCAGGTTTGCCAACAGCCAGCCTTTGAATTGTTTTCATGTTTGGATGAAGGATATGCTCTCCGATGCCGTAGCCTTTAGCCGCCGCTGAATCAAACATCTGAGATTGAAACACCCGCCAGCCGCGCTGAATCCAGTTTACCTGTACGTTTTCTTGAAAGTTCCTCAACTCCTCCTCGGCCCTCGGATGATCGGAAGTCAGCACAAACTCGCCGATCAGCCTATTTATCTTTCTTGGGACCACATCTAGAAACGGAATTTCACGCCTCATGGTATCATATAACGCCATAAGCTGAAGCTTCTGATCTGCAATGTTAAATAATCCATAATATTTATCTGAAATACTTCTGATCTGAGAAACACCTAAAGGATCGGGCGCCGCCTTACGCTTAAAGGGATTGAATGCCATTACTATTTCCTCACCGGCTAGTTATAACGGACAAAAACATATTGGCATCTGTATAATTTTGTAATATATCCGTTGCAGCCCAGACCAGCGCGTCCATCCTGTTTGGTGAAGTCATTCCGGGTTGCCACATACACATCTCATCTTCTAAATTTTCAAACACACCTACATGATGACCCCGGCCTTGCTCATAGATTGCCGATATAGGCTCCGCCCTGATCGCCTTGCCCCGTGAAGCGTGAACTAGATAAACGGGGACGTTCGGATCGACCGTTGCGATAGTCTCGGAAACCATCTCTCCGCCCTGGTTCGACTCTGCCACAATGCAATCTGCTTCATGTTTGTAATACGCCCAAACAGCCCGCGAAGCCCATTCCTTCGGAGATGCTCGAAAGCTTTCATCCGCTAGGGTATACGTATGCACTTTTGCATCTATCAGTTTTCCTCCGACGATAACAATACCACACTCATCACCGGCTTTTGTAGCAGACGGATCGACACCTACTACCACGCGATCAAGATCAGAAACAGACAACACCCGGTTTTCCTCTATCCAGTCGCGTTTCCAAACAGCCGATGGATTATCATCTATATCCTCGGCCATAATCTCCATCCGGTATGCAAGAGAGGTCATATCCTTTTTTAGGTCTTCGATTGCTACTTTTGAAATATAGGGATTATCAAAACTGGTAAAATGGAACGTTCCCCAATCTGGGTTTTCTTGTGCTTTTTTAAATAGCTTTGCGGCATGCATAGGATCGTCTGCCTTTGAAACGCTTCTTGTTTTCGGGGACGGCGGAGTATAAATAAAAACAGCATCCCCGTTATTGTCAAGCAACATCGGCGCTCCGACCATTTCCCATGCGCTTTCGTTCATAAGCTGCCATTCATCAAATATAAGCCTATCCGCATAATCTCCACGTAAGGTGTCAGCACTCCATGCTGTCTTAGCTCTGATCCTTGTTTTTGTTCCGGGGCTTTCAATCACATGGTTCGTCTCATTTTTATAAAATACGCCCGCCTCTATCGGCTCCCAAAGTGCCGCTGTAACTTCAAACCAAAACGCCCCGACCTGATCTTGTGTAGGTGCTGCATACAAAACCCGATGACCCGCCAAGAATTCTTCAACAGCATAATATGCAATTCCACAGGTCTTCCCGCCTCTACGGCCCGCACGAATGATCTTCCGCTTCTTCTTGCTGTTGATAAATTCAAGCTGCTTCTCGTGCGGTTCAATTTGATGAACCTTATACTTTCTTACTTCGGTCATGAATTACTTCAAGGATAATTCGGTTATTTTTAGGATCGACTGCAACTCCCTGTGTCGGCCTCCCATAGATCCGGTCGAGGATACTATCTACGGTCGAGATGCGACCCTTTTTCATGTCTTGTAAAATAGCGGTAGCAATACAAATTACAAATACCGGCTCGTCCCGCTTGCTGACTATATCCCTTAGTTTATCAAGGTTCATCTCAAGGCAATATTGGATCATCTGGATAACGTCCGACTTTGTTAACTTGACCCCATAGTCCCGCTGGGTTATTTCGGATATCCGGTTTATAACCTTTTTTGGCGCGCCCTTCCTATTTATGTTCTCAGGGTGCGCGTCGAATCCCTTGCCTTTTATTTTATGCGGATTTGGGGCCATTGTGTTGTTGCCGTGTTGTTATTGTTTGCTTATATCTATTCCAGGAAAAGCATCTTTCATTCTTTGAAGTATTACGGCACAATAATTTTTTGATATTTCTATTCCCCTGCATTTGCGGTTTAGGTTCTGGCAGGCGACCATTGTGGTGCCGGAACCCGCAAAGGGGTCGTAGACAAATTCGCCAATAGCAGTATTGTTTTCAATCGGCTTTGCCATACACTCAATCGGTTTTTGGGTGGAATGCCCCGTCTCTGATTTCATAGGTTTATCTATTTCCCACACAGAGGATTCTTTTCTACTGCCCTGCCAATTATGGTTTTTACCCTTACGAACCGCATACCAACATGGTTCGTGCCTATAGTGATAATCACCGCGGCTGATAACAATATTACTTTTAACCCATATCAATAGCGAATATGCGTCTGTCCAATCAACCCGCTCATCGTTTGTCACCACCCCTATGGCGCGAGCGCCATAGGGCTTTCCATTGGCACGATCAGCCCGATTTCTCCAATCTGCATCGTACTCAACTCCATAGGGCGGATCTGTGACCATTAGAATTGCCTTCTCTCCCCCCATGACCCTTTCCACATCCTCGCGTTTCGTCGAATCCCCACACAAAAGCCGGTGATCCCCAATCCGCCAAAGATCGCCGGTTTTTACTTTCCAGATTTTATTCAGTTCTTCCGCTTGATCAATTTGGGGTTCTGCGTCTTGTGTTTCGCCCAACCCAAAATCAATTTTGTTTTGTTTGGCTATCTCATCCAACGTCGCCTGCAAATCCGCGCTAGTCGTATTTAATTCGTCGAGCAGTTCTTTATAAATCTCTTTATCCATCACCGCCATTTCGGCCAGCGGATCAATTAAAGACAAGGCCAGCTTCTCTTCGTTCTCACTTAGATCAACATAAACAACCGGAACTTCTGTTTCCTCGCCTTCCCTAAGCGCAAGCTTCACCAGCAAATGACCATCTATAATCCGGCCGGTTTGCTTATTTACGATGACTTGTTGAATCCACCCGATTTCATCAAGTGATCCTTTGACACCTTTTTGTTGAAGTTCTCCGTGGATTCTGAAATTATAGGAATTGACCAGAAGTTGCCCGGCCTTTTCAACACCTGATCCGATTATGCGGTTTTTGAAGTTCATTTTATGATCCATACCCCCCAAACAATCACCCCCGCCGCCTCTGTCCAATGCAGCCGGAAGCAGCGATTAAAAACACCTGTTTTCATA